TATTCCCCAGTAAGTTCAGATGAATTTAAAAGTAATTTTGGTTTAGATATGGGTGCTGATAACCCAGAATTGGGTAAAACAATAGCGTTAAAAGACTATGTTCAGAAAGTAGTAGATGGTGTTAAAGAATTACAAAGCGACACTTACACTAAATTATCTATAGGATTTAGTGATGATGATAGAAAAAATATTAGTACAATTATAAGTTATATTAGAGATGAATTATCTAGTGAGTATCCAGACATAACTTTTGTAGTTTATGATACGTCACAAGGTGGTGATAATAAGATTATAGTTAGTAAATTAGATAGTTAATATCTTTTGCTGCAATCATATATTTATAAATAAAGAAGTAAATAAACATTTATAAGTATATTTATTAACAAATAAGAAAATTAAAAAAAATTAAACAACATGGCCGATTTATTAATGAAAATGCCCGTACCGTATGAACCAAAGAAAAAGAATAGGTTTATCCTTAGATTCGATTCTTCTTTAGGTTTAAATGAGTGGTACGTAGAAAGTACATCAAGACCACAGGTTACTATTGGTTCTGTGGAAATACCTTTCTTAAATACCTCTACATATGTAGCTGGTAGATTTGTATGGAATACAATTAATGTGACTTTTAGAGACCCTATTGGTCCTTCAGCAGCACAAGCTCTAATGGAGTGGGTTAGATTACACGCAGAATCAGTAACAGGTAGAATGGGTTACGCAGCTGGATATAAAAAGAATATTGATTTAGAAATGTTAGACCCAACAGGTGTTGTAGTGGAAAAATGGGTATTACAAGGGTGTTTCTTAACTGATGTTAATTTTAATGATTTAGCTTATAGTGATGAAGGTATGGCTAATATAGCAGCGACACTTAGACCAGACAGGTGTATTTTAGTATATTAATAAATTTAAATATATAACTTTTATTAAAACCCACTAATGTGGGTTTTTTTATTTTGTAGAAAATTATTCACTTAATACTTATAGTTTGTTATCATTATGCACAATAACAAATATAATACATAGAAATGGATAATTTAAATCAACCAAACGAATCAACAATACCTTATGATGTTGTGTCATTACCATCACAAGGGGTTTTTTATAAAAATAATAAAAAAAGTTTAAAAGTAAGTTATTTAACTGCTGCAGACGAAAATATTCTAACTTCCCCAAACCTTACTGATTCTGGTGAGTTAATGGACACCTTATTACAAAATAAAATCCAAGATAAAGATGTTAATGTTAGTGAGTTAGCTGAATGTGATAAACAAGCAATATTTATTTTTTTAAGAAATACAGCATTTGGTCCAGAATATAAGTTTAGTTTAAATGACCCAGCAACTAATAAACAGTTTGAACACACTGAAGACTTATCTGTTATAAAAACTAAAGATATAGAATCACAACCTGACGAGAACGGTTGCTTTGAATTTACATTACCAATGTCCGGTAAAAAAGCAAAATTAAAGTTATTAACACCACAAGACAATAACGAACTCTTAGAATTAGAAAAAAGCTATCAAAATCTTAAAGTAAAACCAATGGCTACTAAAAGATTAGAAAAAAGTATAGTTGAGTTAGATGGTGATAAAGACCCAATGTCTCTATCTGTAAAAATACACACACTACCACTAAAAGACGCTCAAGAAATTAAAAAATTCTTAAATTCTGTAGAACCTGGTTTAGATGTTTCTAGAACAGCAATAGCACCTTCTGGTGCGGAAGTTAAATTTTCTATTAATTTCGGCTTGAATTTTTTTCGTCCTTTCTTCGGGCTATAGGTATGCGCTTTTGGAAGAGATTTACCACATCGCAAAGAACTTTAGTTTTACCCGAGAAGACATTTTAAAAATGCCAATCTTTGAAAGAAGATTCTACATAACCAAATTATCGGAAGAATTTGAAAAGAAAAACGAAGCAATCCAACAAGCACAGAATAAAAACAAAAGATAAAATATTTATAATTTAAACAAACCTATGTTTAATCTTATAAAACAATTACACATTGAAGGTTTTCTTTCACAAGGAAAGCCTTATTTAGCGTCCCATCCCGAATTAGGAGTACCTTTAGGGGTGTTTAACACTTACGACGAACCAAACCATCAATCTCGAGTAAACTCTATTAAGGAGTTAGGTAAAGACGGTAATCCGTATTCTTTAGAGTTAGCTAAAAAATATGGAATTAAAAAACCTATACCTTCTTTTGTTAAATTAGTAATAAATGGTGAGACAGTAGAAGTAACCGACTCTAGTTTTAAAGACGCTATTGAAGATGTTGGGTATATAGATTCATCTAATATAGATGACTACAACCCATCAGGTAGTGGAAAAGGGTTATCAGCTGGGGTGGATAGACTTAATAAAACCATGCTAAGGTTATCCAAAGAAAGAAGACAGAACGATTTAAATATGAGAGAAACCCTAGACATCATGACAGTTATGATGTCAGACCCA